TGGGAGTACGGCAATCGCCGATGCAGATGTCTGGATTACATCCGATGAAGGCGGAACGTCTTTCGTCGCCGGAACCTCGCAGACCAACAGTGCAGGCAAGGTATCGTTCCAGCTCGACGCCGGTGTTACGTACTACTGCTGGCGACAAAAAGACGGCATCAACTTCGACAACCCGCAGAGCTTTGTGGCGGTGGCTGACTGATGGCAAACACAATCACTGACGGGAGTACCGCAGCAGGATCGACCACGAAGCTCATCACTGTGGCCGACGCCAAGACGTATCTCGGCGTCACGGGCACAGATGATGACGCGATCCTCGGTGACATGGTGGATGCTGCAACCGAGACCATCGAAAATCACTGCGAGCACAAGTTCAACAGCGCCAACTACACGCAGTGGCTTGATGGCAGCGGTGAATCGCGTCTGTGGCTGCCCGAGTGGCCCATCACGGCTGTCGGGATGCTTTCACTGAGTTCGGTCGATGCCATGACGGTGGAATCCGGTGATACGTCGGCGACACACGCCACAGTCGCCGTCACGGGCACTGCGGTGGTGCTGTTGCTCTCGGACGGTGACAACGCGGCGACGACCACGTTGACGTTTGCGAATTACACCACGCTTGATCTCATGGCAACACAGATTGAAGCCACGGCGGGTAGCTGGTCAGCATCGTCTGTGAGCCCCTACGGCAGCTATCGGTCCTCGAAGCTTCGGGAGTTGCCGGCGCAGTTCGCACACGACAATATCGCGTACCTGAAGATGCCCGGTGATCCCGAGTCGGGATTCAGGTTCCAGGAAGACGAGGGCTACATCGTTCAGAGCAGTGGTGTCTTCCGAAGAGGTACGCGCAACGTCTACGTAGAATGGACTGCTGGGTATGACACAGTACCTCAGACGGTGCAACAGGTTGCCAAGGAAGTCGTGGCGTGGATGTATCACTACTCGCAGCGTGAGGACACGACGTTGAAGTCCATGACAATTGATGCCGTGTCCTGGACCGCTGCGGCTCAGCAGGACGGCCGGCAGAACATCTTGACTTCAGATCAGATGCGGAGGCTGGCCCCGCACAGAGGGTTGCTTGAGTGAGTAAGCGCATTCTCAATCAGAGCGCGACCATCGAGCAACGCACGTCCACGGACGATATTGCGGGTGGACAGGATTATACGTGGTCTGATCGTCACACGAGCGTCAGAGGTTCATTGCAGCCGACCTCGGCAACCGAACTTGATCGGTGGGATCGAGACGCTGTAGCGAAGAGGTTCAACTGGTACATGAAGTATCTGTCCGGGATTGTTGAGACGGATCGATTGCTTCTGGACAGCGTGTACTACGACATCACGGGTGTCGAGAATCTTGGCGGCTTGGACAAGTGGCTTCGGCTTGTCGTTGAGAGGCATCTCTAATGGCGCGTGGCGTCAAAGTGATCTGGTGGAACTCTGAGCTTGCGGTGAATTTTGCAACGATCCGTGCGCTGAAGGGCTTGCGTCGCATTGGTGTGCACATGGTCAAGGACATCAAGCTGTCGCTGTCCGGGACTTCTGGAAGTGCGCCTGGTGGACCGCCTGGTGCCGACAAAGGCAAGTTGCGGCGTAGCATCGAGTACAAGCTTGGCGGTGATCGAACTGGCCCCTTTGTCCGCGTTGGGTCATGGACCGTGCCGTATGCGCGCATTCAAGAAAAGGGTGGAACGATTGTCCCGAAGCAGGCTAAGGCCCTTGCGATCCCGATCTCAGAGGATGCAAAGAAAGCCCGTGCGCTGGGCTGGGGACCGGAGTTCCCTGGCTTCGTCGGGCAGCTATTCATATTGAGGCGTCCCGGAAGGGATGCGTTGCTCGTGCGACGAATCCGGGAAGGGTATGTCCCGAGTGGGATCAAAGATCGGCGCGGGCAAGGTGTTGAGGTCATGTACCTGTTGACATCGAGCGTCACGCTTCCGGCCCGGCCGTATCTGCGTCCGTCACTGTGGCGGAATATCCCGATGATCGCGGGAATGATGGCGGGCGGAACTGCTGCCAAAACTGATGTTGTTTTTGCTAAGACATAGGAGACGGAAATGGCCACGTCGCTCACGGCAAAGGCAACAATCTCTTTGTTGTCAACATATGTAAATCCACTGGATCTGAGTACGCCTGTCGATTCGGTCTCTACCGATTGGACAAAATCATTCACGAATGGAACAGGCAATGATGAAGCAAATCTCGTCTGGCATGACACGAGAAGCCTTGCGGCGACCTCGGAAGACCTGGACCTCAATGCGGCGCTGACGAGTACCTTGGTCGGCGGAGCCGTGACGGTCAAGTTCACGAATATCAAGGCGCTCTACATCCGAAATAACAGCACTACGACAACCGAGATTCTGGCTGTAGGCGGTGCGGCAGGAAATCAGTTTATCAACTGGGTTGCCAATACTTCGGATATCGTGAACATTGGCCCGAGCGGCATTCTTGCCTTAATCAATCCTCTTGATGGATATGACGTTACCGCAGCGACGGGCGATCTTCTCAAAATCGACTCAGGCGCGGACACGTTCACCTATGACATCTGGATTGTTGGGATCGGAACCGTCTCGTGAGTGTCACAGATTACACTGAGAGCACTGAGGTCATGCAGGCCATCAAGGTGCGCTGGGATCTCTTTCAGGGCGAGGGAGAGCCCGCAGGCATCGCCACGGGCATCTTTGACACGATGGCCCCGCAGGGTACTGAATACCCCTATGTCGTCGTCACGGACACCGGCGGGACGATCATGCGGATGTTCGACAGCGAGATGCTGGAAGCCGCCATGCTTCAGGTCAGCGTGTTTGATCGGTGGGGTGGCACGGGTGGTCAAGGGAACACCCGGCGGTGCGCTCGAATCTGGGATGGCCTTGTTCGCATCTTCGAGGGTGAGACGCTCACGATGTCGAATGGAAGCTTTGTCATGTTCCGGCGAGAGGGCCGTCCTCAGAAGACGGTGGACGGTGACATCACGGAGATTTTCGGCAACTGGCGACTTGAGCGACAGTTCGACCGGTCATAAGGAGAGAGACGGATGGCAGCGATCAATGGAATGACCGGAAGCGTTACTTTCGCGGCCGGCTATGTGACGAATGCGCATCAGTGGGAAGCGGATGTCACCGGCGAAGCGCTGGACACAACGGGCTTCAGCCCCACGAATAACTATCGCACACGCATTGCAGGGCTGTTGGATTGGAGCGGAAGCTATACGTGTTGGGCTGATGGAACGACACCGCTCACCACGGCAGGGCTATCGGGTGCTGCGACGTTTGTGGCCGAGACTGGCCGGCAATACAGTGGAACGATTCTCGTTACAAGCGCCCGCACCGGAATTGCGGCTGACGGTTCTCAGAGGACTATCACGGTTACATGGGTCGGCGCTGCGAATCCGACCGCTGCGTAAGGAGACGAGCTAAATGGCTGCCATCAATGGCATGATCGGTAATGTCTCGATGTCGGGGGCGTATGTAACGAACGTCCATCAGTGGGAGGCCGATCTGACGGCTGAGGCCCTGGACACCACTCCGTTCTCGCCGACCAGCAACTACCGGACGAGGATTGCTGGACTCAAGGACTGGAGCGGTAGCTTCACAAGCTGGGCTGATGACACGCAGGCATTGCTTGAGGCTGGTGTTGTGGCGAGCCTGGTGTTGACTGCAACTACAAGCAGGACGTACACGGGTAGTGCTCTCATCACGAGTGTGCGCACGGGCATTGCCGCAGATGGCTCCCAGAGGACAGTGACAAGCACCTTTGTGGGTGCAGGAGCGCCGACAGCAGCATAACTTCAGGAGGGTAGAGATGACACAGAGCCAGGAAACACCGATGTCGTTTAGTATGCCGCAGCTTGACGTTGTGGGCGAAGAGCCGGCGACGGTTGTGATCGATGGTGAAGAGTACAAGATCGGCCGGACGAAAATGAAGCATCTGGCTGATCTTGCTGCTCGACTTCGCAGTGAACGCCTTCAGTCGTTGCTGGCGGTGAATGCTCGGACAACGATACCGGGCCTCATTTTCGCGAATGCTCTCGGCAAGTGCGCATCTTCTGATCCGACTGAGGATGACTTCTGGCAGTATGTCAATACGGAACGTGGTTCGGTGTACTTGCTGTGGCGGGCAATGTCCGATCACATGCCGATGTTGACTGAAGAGACCGTGTGGGGACTGGTCGAAAAGCAGCCGTCGCTGATTTCAGTATTGAAGACAATGAGTGGTCTGGTGTCGCCTGGCGATTTGGATGTAGGGCTGGCTGAAGAGCCCGAAGGCTCGGACCCTCCCCTGCCCGCATTCTCGTCACCGCCACAGACTGGTTCCGAGAATGCGCCATCATCTGCGAAACCTTCAAATGGCGACTCTCCGACATTTTCGACCTCACCTGGCGGCAGTACACCGGAATCGTGAACGCCATGAATATCACCAACCAGGAACGAGCGGATAGGGCAAAGCACTAATGAATATAGGCACAGTCTTTGTCGAGATTCGTGGTAACACAAAGCGTTTGAAGCAAGACGCAGATGAAGCCAAGCGGGATGTAGTAAAGAATCTCAGCAGGGGGCGAAGTGAAATAAACAGCATGATTACCAACATGCGGCGAGCGCTGGTCGCTGGATTGGCATTTGCTGTGTTGCGGGGTGTTACCCGTTCTACTCGTGTGATGATTGATATGGCAATCAAAGCAGAGGAAACGGCGAATCTGTTTGAGGTATCAATGGGGCGTATGGCTGGCGCTGGCACGGAATGGGTAAATCAGTTGTCACAGGACCTTGGATTGTATCGTACTGACATTTTGAGGTCGGTTGGCACACTGAATGTCATGATAAAATCTATGGGTCTCACGTCCGAGCAAGCGTTTGATATGTCGATAGCGCTCACAGAGTTATCTGTAGACATGGCGTCGTTTTTCAACCTGAAGACGGAAGACTCTTTCAACAAATTGCGTTCAGGTATGGTGGGAATGAGTCGTCCGTTGCAACAGCTTGGTATTCTCGTCAATGAGCAGGCCATTAGAGAAACGGCATGGCGCGAGGGTATCATCAAGACAAATCGTGAATTGACGAATCGCGAAAAGGTACTCGCGCGATTCTTGACGATTATGGCAAAGACGATTGCTGTTCAGGGTGATATGGCGCGGACGTTTTTCAGCACTGAGAATATCTTGCGGCGTGAGGCGGCGCGACGCAAGGCGGCAATGGAAGATCTTGGCCGAAGTTTGACGCCATTAGCAATTCAGGGCTCAAAGCTGACTACTGAAATTGTAGAAGGTCCTGGAGTTAAGGGGGGTACAAATCTTGCCAAACAGTATGCTGAAGAGAATCTCAAATTTATTCGCGCGATGATCGCATCAATGGTTGTTGCTGGGAACAGGCCACAACGACGATCTGGGCCTTTTGATGCTCCGCCAGTAGTTCCGTCAGACGCCGCTTTTCAGTTTACTGAAACAAGGACGCCTGAAGAGGTGCAGGCTGCCAAAATGCGGAGAGCTGCCCAAGACCGCGAGCGAATTCGAAAGGAGTTTCTAGAAGAACAGGGGATTCGCAAGGGCGGTGGATTGGCGGCACTAAGGCAACAAATAAGGCTTGG